AAAAATAATCAGGTGTGCCTATTCTAAAACAAACACCAACATCGCTTAGAGTGGTGCCAGCTGTGCCTGAGCCAGGACTACTTTCTTCAAGTAAGCCCAAGTAGTTGAATATTGAAGGATCAAGTAGATCCTGTGTCAGTGGGAATGGCGATGCTGTTATGTTTAAATTACCTTCAAAGGTTGGATAATCGGTGCCGGTGAATCCAATATTGCCGTTTACAACGTCTGATACTTCTACTACTAGTCCGGTCGGTACTATGGTGCCGCTAGCATTGTATTTAGATGAATATGTAATTCCGGTAACTGGGTCCTTGGTCTTGGTAACTATGACATAGGATTCAGCCTGTGGTATACCATTAATCAATACTGGCGGTGCATCTGCTGGATTAATAAATAACTTTTCACCAGGAAAGTGAGTTGTTGCTGTAGCTATTCTAACGTTGGCTTTCCAAGCCCATGGTACAGGTGGAGTTGGATCAGGATTACCGTCAGCGGTATAACGCTCAGTGATTAGATTGTAACCAATTGTTGACGCTGGGTTACTTGGTGATGGATTTGACAAATTAATAACGTCAAATCCATTTGCAGTCATGTCTGCGTATACTGACAAAAACAAGTCAGATACTGTTAAAAATCCAGTTTTTTCTGCTGAAAAAAACTTACCGCTTAGTTGTGGCATACATATTCTCCGATTCGTTTAAAGTGTAAACTCATAAAATTATTTATCATATCTTATACTTATACTGTATTCCAATTTCCGCCGTACCAAACACGCAATTTTCCGTCGGTATCTAGCAATACAGTTTGTCCATCATAGCCAAAAGGAGGCAAAACATGCACTACATTTACGGAATACTGTCCGGCGCTATTGTCAGTTACGGCACTAAAATACATCATGTTTATTGTTACATTTCCTGCTAATCCGTTGATATTACTGATGCGAGCATAGACTGTTGGTTCAGCCGGCTCTTCAAGATTTGCAAATATGCTGTATTGCCTTTGTTGTATTACACTGCCGTCATCTAATAGCACGCTGCCGTCATCAGTTAAGTGATCCACAGTGGCCAAAAATGCATAGGGATTGGCATCGTTATAGTATTTATTACTAAACACTTCTACCAAGCAGGGCCTAGAAACAGTTAGGTTATATACAATATTAGCAATACCAATATTCATATCAACTAACGCAAATCCGCCCGCAGGCAGATCATTGATGTAATAATAGAATTTTTTTCTTTCAATTTGTGCTGCATTGCCCGGTTGCCAACTGGTAACGCCACCGCCCATGGATACTATTGTGTATCCTTGGCCACCCGGTTCTTCAGGCAGCGAGTATATGTTTCCGGTGGTTGCGCTTTTAACAGTAAGATTGCTTACTTGAGCAACCCCACGGACATCTAGAGCCTGTTCGGGAGAGTCAGTATTAATGCCAACGTAACGCTGATTAACATCAAAATAAATTAAGTTACCGTCTATGCTTAAATCTAAACCCTGCCTTTCAAGGTTCATGACCAGCATGGGTCCGGATATACGTCCTATTGCCATGTTAGAATTTTATATTATAAACTTACTGCTGTACCAGCATAACCATGCAATATCACAATAGGTTGTAGATTGTTTGGTGGGCTGGTAAAATTGATATTTGTTCCAGTAACTGTAAACGCAACAGCAGGATTTTGAAAAACGTTACCAATAAACACCAGCAACTGTGTTTCCTGTCCTGCCAAGTAAGTGACCGACAGTGGCCCAAACTGTGTAGCAGAACCATCACCTGTAAAAGTATCTTTTACAACTGACGCTGCGCCTTCAATAGCCAAAATACGCCACCCACCTGAGTAGTATTCTAATTTTCCAGTATCACCATTAAGTCTAAACAGGCCAGTTACTGGGCTTGTATGCCCTATTGCGCTGTAGCCATATGGTGCTCTGATACTGTAACTACCACTGCGTAATTCTGTGTTTTTAAGATATCTACCCATGAGTTACACCGCAATAGTGTTTACTGTTACTACCACGTTGGCAGCAACAGATGCTGATCCCCACACACTGTCGCCGTCGTCTAGCAGCAATCTTTCAGTGTCAAGCACGTAGGTATCGCTGCCAGTCAAACTGACTTGGCTATAAATTATTGTACTGGCGTTTGCAGTAGCGCCAGCAGGTACTGCATACAAACTAAATTCTGCAGGTGTTGTGCCTGTGTTGCACAGATACATAACAATAACTGCGTTTGACCCAGTGCTGGTAAACAAGGCAGCTGGTGCTGTATCTAATGTAGTGTTGGTTAATGCCATTATGGTTCCTATAATATCAATGAGTAAAGAAATGCTTTCTTCTTGGTGATCAACTCCTCACCAACTTTTTTCTCGTTACTGACATAGACGCCAGTGTTTCCGTCCGCAGCAGCTCGAGCATAAATTGTGCTGTATCCTGCGGTAGCTGCGGGGTCGCTTGTAATCTGCTCTATCCGAATAACACTGTCAAATGTAACAGTGTTGTTCTGGCTATCCCATATGCTGAATCCGTTTACATCTAGGTTAGCACCCAATTTGGGATTTTTATCTTGGTAAACTACTGTGCCTGATATACTTTTCCAGCCCGCAGTATCGTTAATTTGCCAAGCTAAATCTGCTTCGTGCCAGCGTAAGCTAGCTGGTGGATTTGGGTCTCCGCGATCCACGTAAATGCCAGCATCAATAATGGGGCCACCTGTCTGTCCGGCCTGCAAAGTTATAAAATTTTCGTAAATGTAATTGTTAACAGCATTTACGTTAGCAACACTATTGGTGACAATCAAATTTCCGTCAATGATAAAATTTTGGGTGGTTACATAAACACTACCATCTATTGTAATTAGATTATAGTCCCCGGCTGTGCGTTTTACGGTGCTCATTGGTTATCCTGAAGTATAGTGTATTTATACAAAAGAAAAAGATAAAAAAATAGCTGCCGGAGCAGCTATTTTAATTTGAAACGAGTTTAAGCGTTTGGTATTTTGCAATATACAGCATCTGCTGTACTAAATGTCCATGGTGTAGCTACACCAGTAGCATAAACTGTTCCGGTGCCACGAGTCAACGTGGCTTTATGAGCTGTTAACTTAGTTACATAGTAAGTATCGCCTGCTGCATCTGTTGCTACAATTTCCATTTCACCAGCTGCTGAACTTGCTGAGCTTTTCAGTTTGCAAATCATTGTGCCAGTTGCTGTTTTTACTTTGTAACGTTTACCGGATACTTGCTTAATGATGTCAGCAGCTTGGCGACTGCCGCCAGTTACGTAAGCATAAGCAATAATTGCGTTTTCTTGATTGGTTGAACTAGCAACTGCTCCAGTGTCGGCGGCTATGGTTGCTACTGTGGCCGTAGCACCTGTACCACCACCACCAAAGTTAACTGTTGATCCTACAACGTGTCCAGATCCTGCTATAGCTACTTGAATAGATACTACACGATATGTCAGTGTTAGAGTACACCCTAGGCCTGCCACAGAGTCAGTTGTTGTGGCTTGAGCGCCAGTTGCTAGTACTCCAGCAAAAGTTCCACGTGCCAACGGTGTGGCTGCGGTTACTATACCATCAACGTCTGCTGTTACTGTGAATGTTGCTGTGCCACTTGCTGTAGTAACTGTTAAAATATCACCATCAACATAGTTATCAGTACCGCTACCACCACCATTAGTAACTACTGCCGAAGCAACTTCTAATGTTGTTGTACCTGTTGACATAACTCCGCCCGGAAAGAAAGCAGCTACATTTGCTGTTGGTCTAACTTGATATGTACCACCAGTTGCTACTGTAAATGTTGCTACTGCACCACCACCAATACCATCATCGGTTGTGCCTGCGGCACCAATGTTTCTATTACCAAAATATTTTTTGTTTAAAGGACGTCCCATTTTATTTTCTCCTTAAGAATTTATAGCGTTCTAGGCCATACGCGGTTGGATTTCCGCATAAGACTCACCCCATGTGAATCGTACTAGGTATTTATTAATTTAATTCAAATAGCAGCAAATGAGGCGTACCAATTGGTACTACCAAACTTACCTGATCTATTTCTATTGCATCTCCCTCAGTTAATACTGTATCGTTGACAGTACAACCGCCTTCTAGTACCAACAAGTAACTAAAATCATTTGTTCTTAGATTTTGATCTAATACACCAGCCCAACAACTGAATCTAGTGTTTTTAAATACAATTGGCAGCTGGGCAAAACTAGAGTGTTGATCAATAAAATCATATTTGGGAGTTCTATTCCAGTCTATTGTATTGGGATATATCCATATCTGTAGGTATCTATTCGGCTCAGTGCCTTCGTTAGATAGTTCGTGCCATATGCTGTTGCCGCACCAAAAATGCTGCACTTGCCCGGCACGGGCTGTGTTATCATTGCCAATATTATCCCGATGTCTACATTGACCGGCAATGACATAATTAATTATGTCTAGTCCACGATGTTCGTGCCAGCTGGTAATAAATCCCGGTTGAGTGCGATCATCATTGATTGTTGTCACCGGACCCCAATTGGTATATTTGGGATCACGATAATTCATGCAACTAAAACTACGATAACTTTGATAGTTGTCTTCGCCTAACCGATTGGTTGGTATAAATCCTCTAGTGGCAGCTGGTCTAATTTTCATATATAGTATTTAACAGCCGTAAAAAAGCCTACTATAAAAGTAGGCTTGATTTTAAATAACTACTGATTAACAGTTATTTTCAATTCTGTAGCCGCTTAGTCTGGCATTCCATACATTACTAGTAACACCGCATGCATTGTCAATAATCGCCTCAAGAGCACCAACACGATCGCCATCTTGATTGGCTTGGTTTTGTTGCTTGGTTACTGCATCAATGTTAAACGGTGCAGTATTTGCTGACGCAATTACTGTAAACCAATTTCCGTCTGGATGACCAACTGCATAAAGCTCAATGCGTTGTTGCAATGCTTTAACTGCTTGTGCATATAGACTGTCCGAATCTTCGTAGTCGGTTTCGACGTTGGTGTTCATATCAACTTGGAAATACGATAGTTCACGTGTACCAAACTGTGATGATGGTTGTGCTTTTTCGTAGTTTCTAGCGAAGTCTGTTCCTGTTAAATCTGGCATAATAAATCCTTTAAAGTTTATAATATTATTTATTCAATTCCAACAAAAAAGCGCCCTAAGGCGCTTTAGTGTAACTTCCCATCCCAAGGGTAAAAAGTTTCGTCTTTTATTAAAAGAACGATAGATTTTGTACTTCGATCTCAGAAACGTAGTCACCTGCGTTACCTAGAGAACTTGCTGTGTTGGTCAACTCAACATATCCATAACGAGTCATGAAGCCCACGACTGGTTCAAATGTGCTTGGATCCAATACAACACCACTGCTCATCAACGGAATGTATGGGCAATAGAATGCTGCTGCGTCTGCTTCGCTAGAACCTTTGTAGCCAACCAATACTGGTGTGCTGTCATTAGCATAGCTGTCAACATAGATACGCATTGCACCGTTCAAAGTACCAACAAACTTGGTGTTTGTAGGAGCTTCAAATGTACCTTCTGTGGTACGTGCAAAGGCACTAGTAGTAGCACTTTGTAGAACTGTTAATGTAGCTGGACTTACAATAGCCCAGTTACCAGCGCCACGACGTGTACGTTGTGCGATCAAGTTAGCAGAACGATTGATCAATACTGCAAGAGCAGCATGCTCGTCACCCACAAATGTAGCTGTACCGCTAACGGCAGCTTGATTATAAGTAAACTCAGGAGCAGCCAAGGCACGTAAAGAACCTAGGATCTCTTGATCAATTTCAACTGTGATTTCTTGTGCAAGTGCAGCCATGATTTCTGCCTCAACGTCCAGGCCATGCATGGCTTGTGCGTCTTGAGCAGCTTCAAAAGTCCAACGAGCAGACATTTTACGTGTCTTAGCTTCAACGACTTGTTTCATGATCTGTACATTGATCTTACGACCTGGTACGCCTTCTAGACTGCTGGTGCTAGTTGCACGACCAGTGCTAGAGTCGCCAGAATAAGCAACTGCAATCTTGAATGGGCTCAATGCTTCGTCACCAGCGGTTGTGCTGGTACCATAGCTGCTGCCGTCAGTCATGCTTTCAGCATAACGAACACGTAGAGTGTGGATCTGTGCAACAGGTCCTGTCATTGGCTGAACGCCGATGATTTCGTTAGCGATAACTGTTGGCATTACACGACGGATAACTGGTAGAATAACACGGTTAAGTGTTGCTACGTTGCTAGCTTGTGTTGCGCCTAGAGTTGCATTTTCTTGCAAGTGCTTGCGTGTGTTTTCTAATACCACTGCCATTGATGTGCGGCGGTTTCCTTGTAAACCTTCCAGCAGGGCATCTTTAGTTTCGCCCCAACGGCTTTCCAATAGTTGTTGTGTCATTTTTCTTTTCCTTTAAGGTTAACTATTTTATTTTAGCCCTGCTAAACGCTTCAAATCAATGACATTTGTGTCAGAGTTCTGTGCAAATTTAGCAGATTTATCTCCAGTCACTTCACTTCTGCTTTCAGTCAATGCGGTCTTTTCAGAACGCTTGATAGGTGCATTGTTCAGTACTGCTGGTAGATACTTTTCAAATGCAGACTGCAATCTTTCAGTCTGTACATTTTCCAGAAGCTCTGTCATCACAGTAGCTTTTTCTTGATTAAGGGTTTTCAATAAGCTGGACATTGCTGTACGGCGCTCCATTGATTCCTTAATAATACGCAGCTCACGATCTTTACTCTCAACTACACGTTCCTTTGCAGTAACGGTACCAGAGATTGATGTAATCGCTTGCTTTTGTTTTTCAATTGTTTCATGTAGTTTGCGGATTTCTTTGTTCTCATTCAAGTGAGTAACGCTGTATTCGCTTACAAATGCTTCAAACAATCTACGACCAAACATGTTCTCACGAGCAGTCTGGATGTCTTCTTTAAGCTGGGTCAATTCAGTTTTTAGATTAGCGGCAACAGCTTCCTTAACTAGCTTACTGCTACGGGCGATAAAACGTCCTTGCAATTCATCTAGTTTAGCGCGGGCAGTAGAGATCAAGCGAACTTTAGTTTCTACTACTTGCTTCTTGTCGGCAGCGAATTCTTTAATTTCCTCTGCAAGTGCATGTACTACGAATTTTTCTAGGCGTTTAAAGTTTTCAGTTTGACGCTTGCGATCACTACGTAGTTCTTGGATTTCTTCGCTCAACTTCTTAGTTAAGAAGCTGTCAAAACGTCCAGCACTTTCCATCATGTGATTTTTAAATTTCACACGATCTTCGACCATGGCTTGTTTTTCCCCTGCAAATTCTGCAATTTCAGTGGTCAAGCCTTCTGTTACCATTTTGTCCAAAGCTTCGACCATTACTTTTTTGTCATGTTCATATCGGCTAGCCATTTCCTCACGCAGTTCTGCGCGAATATGCTCCCGTGCCTCAACTAGCTTGGTATCCCAAGCTTCGCTGATTGCTGTACGAGTTTCCTCGTTGACAATGCTGGCATCTAACAATGGTTTCAATGTATCGAACATTGTGGTTCTCCTGTTCTAAACTGTTTACTTTTTCGGTAATCATCTTGCAGTTTGGCAAGGTTTCAAATAACCCAGTTGGGTTACTGGAAATTTTTCACTTTATAATTTTAAATCAGCAATTACTTTTAATACTTCTTGCTTAAGATATTTTTGCACTCTTGGATCCGTCTTGACATCTCCTGCCATTTCTAAGATTTTACTGCCTCCCGACATATTCATTAAACCTTCATAGATGGCTTTTGGATATGCATTAGGAGCACTAGGTTGTGCTACAATATCTACAGTTACTATTTCAAACTCGCTAACTTGTCCGTTGCCTTCACTAACGTTGCCGCTACCTCTGCTGCTAACACCTAACTTAACTCCGCTTTGCAACATGGTTATAACCAGTTGCCCCATTGGAGTAGGCAAAATCTTTAACTTACCAAAACCGTTGGGCCCATCCATCCACATGTCAGTTATCATATGGCAAACACGATCCAAATTGATTTTTAAATCTTCTGGA